TGTTCAGGATTTAACTCAAGATGTTTCTCTACACTGTGAGCAAAACTACCAAGTTGAATGTATCCATCGTGAGTGATACATCTGCCGTTACCAGCATCAACCAGGAACATCATCTTGCTACTCATAGCATTTCTTGCTCTGGATTAAGATTTTTGACAAATTGCACAGGATCCTTTTCGGACTTATGTACCCAATTATAGCGCATCATCTCAAAAATAGGATCCCATGTTTGGACACAGACATAATCAGTCACGTTGCCTCCAGTCATCAGGTTTGTCTTGCTGAAACCAACTCTTAATGTCGTCAGCATCAGTGAATCCCTTTCTATGATTGGATGGGTCGGGATCACCTAATCCCATCCTATTCAGAAAATCATCGGTACTACCTTCTTCAATTTCTTGAGAAGATTGTCTTCGTGCTTTTTGTAACCAGTCTCTAGCAGTGGTATGCGACTTTGCTAGTTTCTCTGCCCAGATCATATCATCTAGTTTTACCTCTTCGCCATTTGCAATACATTTACAAATAAATTCAAGTCGCAGTCTGTATTGAGTAGATAACATATTAGTCTCTAAAATCCAGTTTTTTAACTTCAAATAAATTTGATCTTTGGCTCTTTTTAATTTTCTTGTACTCTTTAATAATTTTATCAATCTCCCTTTGAGAGATATTGACTTTTAATTCATCTTCATTTTCAAGAAAACCGAGACCACTTTTCTGAGTCTCTTCTGTTGATTCAACGTACTCATTAATGTTTTGTTGAATTTCATCACGAATCAATTCATTAACTTGATCTCTAAGAATTTCATCTTTCATTTTCTCTTCTTATCTTTCTTTGGTTTTACTCCCCACAGTTTAGGGTTGACTGTTCCATATCCAAAGTCAATTCTCCGAACAGAATTTTTTCCATACCGATCGTAGTACATATCAAACATCTTTACTACTTTACCGCAACGGGTAAGATCCATATGCTCTACACCATCAACAATATACCAGATAAGTCTGGCATCTGTTGGGAATGTCTTATCGTTTGCTATCTCTATAGTTGTTTTTTCTAACAGGATTTGACACTCATAGTCAGATGGATTGATTTTGTTTTCCTCTGATCCATACTCTGCCATTTCTTTTTCCTGTTGTTCTACAGCAACACTACTCATGAACGTCCTCCCCAGTTGATGTCGGGATAAGCATCCTTAACTATGTCGTAAGATATCTTATATTTAGTTTGCAATTGTTTATCTTTCACCAAGCAAAGAATTTCTGCTTCCGCAGGGTGCAGGCCCTCAAGCATCTGAATAAACATAGTCTCTCTACGGAGAGATGAAATGCTATCATTACCACCCCTTACAAAGTTGTAGAGGTGCTTGTACTCACGACGCAAAGAGGTGTGATCAGTTCCAACAGGAACTTCATTCTCTTTATAAGGAACATCACCCTCAGGAACTATAGAGATAACAGTGTCATCAAAGTTCCAGATAAAGAGACTCTTCAGTGCAGGGTTAACATACTCCTGAAGAATCTCTACCTTTTTAGCCTTGGTCCTCTGCTTGCTTACAAGTTCAAGGATCTCATGGACAAAAGGATTAGGTGGAAGTTTGGGAGACTCTGCTTTTACTTTTACAGATCTCGTTTTAGTTGTCGTCTTCTTCGTCGAGTTCGTCATAGCCATTTTCAAATCGTACTGCTAAAATTTCGTCGGGTAATACATTCCCGTTTTCATCAAACATCTCTGGATGTGTATAAATTGGTTGATTTACCCAGGTGTTTTCTCTTGCTAACCATCCTACCACACCTCCTACAAAAAAGAACATAATTGAAACAAGAGTTCCAATCGTAAGTGTTACTGCTAACATGTGTCTACTCCAGAGATTTATTTCTTTCTGATGTCCAGATAGAAGTTTAAGTGAAACACAATCTCTCTTTTGAAAAGAGCGATCATATTGCCAAACTTTACCTGAAAAGTCTTAGGCGGATCTGGTTTATTCCTCCTGTTGCGTAGCAACAATTCAACTCCACGGTTGATATTGGTTTCGTGATTATTTAGAATGTTTTTTGCGTCTTCCCGGTCTTCGGTCATGACTATACCTCTCTGCATCATCTATGAAACTTTCTAAGTAGTTTCTTATCTTTCTTGCTTGAGGTTTAGGAATATGGCCATAACCTTCACGCAGTTGCTTATGCTGACTATCAGTACCACCCTTGATATATTCATCAAGATCCAAAATGAGATCACTAATTTCATTTGTGGTAGTGCTTAAAATGAAAGCATCTATCTCATGTTTTTTGGTTCTACTTTCTTTCAGATAATCATAAAATTTTAAATTCAGTTTTCCCTCAAAGGCATTATCAATAGCATGTTCAATAAGATCATAGATGTCGATGAGGTTTTGTTCCATTAGACCAACTTTTGTTCCCGTAGATACTTAACAGTTTCAGTGCATCCACCAATTAGTGTATCATCTTTGACAACTCTTGGAAAGGTAGATCCTTTTCCAAACTTATCATAGAATTCTTCTCTGGTGTAATCCCTGTTAAGTTTATATATCACATACTTAATTTCAGCAAGTTGCAATACCTGCTCCACTTTTGTGCAATAAGGGCAACCATCTTTGGAATATACTGTAAATGTCATGGGTTTCTTAATATTTTTCAAGTAAAAAAAGTTAGGCCAAGTATCACGAATGATCTCAGCCATTTTGTAAGGTGTGCCTTCGTCAATCACTCTTTACCGATGCCCAGTCTTGATCAAAAATCTCAAGACCCTTATCAGTAAGGATGTGATCATACATCTGATCAAATACTTTAGGTGGCATCGTACAAATCTGTGCCCCATTATACCAAGACCTGATAGCACGTTGCACACTACGAATAGATGCGGCCAGAACCTGAGTCCTGACTCCGTGGATACGATACAGTTCAGAGATACTCCTGACAACTTCCAGGCCTGCCACTGACTGGTCATCTAATCGTCCTACAAAAGGTGAGACATATGTTGCCCCTGCCTTTGCTGCTAGGACTGCCTGAGAGGCACAGAAGATGAGTGTGACGTTTACCTTGACATTCATGTCAGAGAGTTCTTTACAGACACTCAGACCATCCCTAGTCATAGGGAGTTTAACAGTGCAGACATCACCAAACATATCAGAAAGTCTACGTCCTTCATGATACATCTGAGCTGCACTACCAACAACCTCCATACTGATATCACGAACGCCAATATCTTTGATGTCCTGGTAAACATCCATGGGATTTCTACCACTCTTCATAATCAAGGTAGGGTTGGTAGTGACACCATCTACCAACCCAGTTTTAAAATATTCACTAATAATTTCTGTGTCAGCAGTGTCAAGAAAGATTTTCATGTAGTTGTGTGTGTACTTCATTATTCGACGTGGATAACTCCTATCATTCCTGCCCCTTGATGAGGACCACAAAAGAAATCATAGTCTCCTGCATCGGCAAAGAGAATATCTTGAGATTCACCTGGAGAGAACATTAATGATTCTCTAGAAAGATCAGGGCGGCCCTCAACAATAATATTGTGGGGTGGGAGCATATTATTCATAAAGTGAACTGATTCTCCTGCAGATATTGTAACCTCTGCGGGATCAAAAATCAAGTTTCCGTTTAATCCCATCTGAACATCTACTGCCCATGCCATCCTTGGCATAAAAATAATTAGTGCTGTTACAACAGCAAGAATAATTCCTCGAAAAAAAGTCATTATTGTTTATTCGACTACACTATCTATTTTAGATTAAAGTTTTTATACTTAGAGTTGTTTTGACTTCACAACTTGCACAAAAAAACCCCCGAAGGGGTTTAATTTTATTCATCTTTATACAATCTTTCTAGTTTTTCTCTAGAAAAATCTACATACATGACTTCATCACCAGGGGCAGGTGCCTCTGGATGACGTGGTTTGGGCGGTTCATTCATCATCGTGTTGATGTTCATAATGTTAGCCCACATCATCGCAAAGGCAGCACCTGCAATAATAGCAAAGCAACTGAAATATACGAACACTAGATAACCGTTCATGCTTCGCTCACAGATTGTAGTGATGTCATAGTGTCATGAAGTTCTCCAACATCACGGAGACCCTCAACACTAAACCAAGGGGCATTCGCCCAACTAAATCCTTCACCCATGGTGCTATCGGGTGCTGTGATATACCAATGACATGCTGTGTCTGGTACATCTACTGCACACTTAGACCAATCGTCACTCCACTGTGGGACTTGTACCCACATTAGAGCAGCAAACATAATACTGAATAGTGATTTGATCATGTCTTATTAAAGGTTATGGAGCGAAGTTTTAATTAGAAGAATCGTTATTAAAGAGTCTCAGTTTTATGAGATGGTCTATTGAGAAATTACCAGGACCACTGAGGACGATACATGCTGCACCTCCCCAGTAAAGAACTAAGAGTTCTAACAAGTAGATGTTAAATCCAGATGTAACTAGGGCATGATAAATTGCGAATGATATTGTACCTAAGATTGCCAAGGCACCCAGACGAGTGCCGAGTCCACAGATAACCATCCAACTCCCCACAATCTCAGCAAATGCTGCGAAGTATGAGGAGACGATTGGGAATGGAAGATGCAATGGTCGTACAAATGCATCCGCAAAGTTTTCAATGTTCTCTAGTTTCTCATATCCATGATGGATAAGCATGGTGCCTATCGCTAAACGAAGTAATAAGAATCCTAGAGACTGAATCACAATGCGTTACCTCTTGGTAGAACTTCTTCTGGGAATACGAATGACTCATGTGGTTGATCAACTGGTGCCAACCATGCACGTAGTCCTTCATTCAGGAGAATGTTCTTGGTATAGAAAGT